ACTCGAAGTCGGCGAAGAAGGCCGCGTCGATTACGCCGAGGATGTCGGTCGTGCCGTAGGTGCCGTCGGTATCGAGGGCAATACCCTTCGTGGCATCGGGGCCAGTGGGGTAGTAAGCACCAATGTCGTAGTTGCCGCCGGTGCCCTGCGTGGAACTGAATGCTTCGATTTCCTTGAGGACGCAGTTCGAGGGAACGCGCGCCATCTGGTAGGTCGAATACTGCTCAGCCGAGGCCACCGTCAGAATGGCGGAAGTCTGGATTTGCAGCGCGCCCGGTGCGCCGCGGCCGGCCGTGTCACGAATGACCGGAACCGGAGTGGCAGCCAACGGCCCATCGAGGTGGGTGATGGCAGTGGACTTGATGTGCGAAACAGCCATTGTAGTGGTCCTTGCTTCTTTTCCGGGTTACGGAACGATGGATGCGCCGGTCGTGTCGGCACAGAGGATTTGGAGCAGCTTGCCCTTCTGGAGGCGGACGCCACCATAGGTCATTTCCGTGTTCAGGTCCCACGGGTTGCCGGACAGGTCGCCACGCTTGAAGACCTCGTTCGCCATGTCCTTCCAGACGCCGAGGTAGAGACCCGACTTCATGAACGCGAGGACCGTGCGGTTGGTTCCATCCGTCGCGAGACGCTCGGACATGATGAAGTTGAACCCGAGGAACCGGCTGATGCTGCCTTCAACGAGGACCGGGCGGTCGCCGTTGTAGTCACGATTGGTGACCTGCGTCTCGCCGAGGAGGTTGGCTTCCTGCTGCGAGCCGATGACAATCGTCAGTTCCTCGTTGTCGGGGTTGCCGTCCTGCCCGTAGTGGCGGAACTTGCGCTTGACCTCGACGAGCTTGGCGACAGTCAGGCCCGAGCCGGTCGCACCGGACCCGAAGGTCGCGGCGACGCCGTAGGTCGTGGTGTCGAAGCTCTCGGTCGAGAACGCGGCCTGGTCGGTGCCGAGAGTGGCAACGCCGGTCGCGGCGAGCAGAAGGCCATCATCCCACTCACGGGCGACGGAGGCCGCGGCGTTAGTGGAATACTGGGCGGTGGGGTCCGAAATCAGCCGCAGCTTGTCGAAGCTGTCGATGTACTGGTCGATTTCCTTGTCGATGGGGAACACCCACCGGCGCTCGAAGCTGGCATCGACGCGAGCCTTGGGGGCGAAGCGGCCTTGCGGCGACTTCATCTTGATCGGGCCCATGTACTGGACAGGGGACGCTTGCTTACCGACGTGCGGGCCTTCAGCGACGCGACCGCGGAGCTTGGAGACGGACTGTTGGACCTTCAGTTCCAAGTTCGCGGAAAACTGGGTGACGGCAAGCTGGATCAGGTTCTCGGACATGGTTCCGTTCCTTGTTGGGTGGTGGGCCGTATCCAACAGGTCGGGGGCCGAGTACGTACTATGTTACGCCGGAAGGGGGAGGGCTGTCAAGCCCTCCCCCTTTCATTTTACTCCGCGGTCGAAATGCGGATCAGTGCTTCCATTTCGCGATACTCGGCAGACTTCTGTCCACCGGCGAGGTAACGCGCCGACCAAGCCTTGTCGGCCATCAGTTCCTGCCGCTTGGCAACAGCCTGTTCCTTGGTGAGCACGCCAGACTTATCCGGGGTGAGGTTCTTGAGGAACGTGTCTTCGCCGATGGAGGTGCCGATCTTGTGCATCAGCTTCATCACGCCGGCATAGCCAACCTGGCCTTCGAGGGTCTGCACCGCCAGCATGTACTCGGGGCCGAGCTTGGCAGCCGCGGCCTTGGCGATGATGGTGTTGGTCTCGATGTTGCCGGGACCCCAGTCAGCGGCGAGCTTGCGCTGCTCGTCCGCCAGCTTGATGGTGTTGTCGGCCGCGGCCGCACTGTCGCCTGCCTCGATCAGGTTGACGATGCTCTTGGCGAACTCAACCGCGGCTGTCTTCGGCACATGGTTCTTGAACGCTGTCGCCTTGATGGCATCCGCGAACGGTGCATCAAGAGCTTTGCCGTCCTTGAACTTGACGTCGGTGAGGTCGTAGTCCTTGGCTTCCTTGCCGGCACCAAGCTTCGACCATACACCATTCCAACCAGCCTCGTCGGTCGCGTCAGCCGGAAGGCGGAGCAACCGGTTCTCAGGAAGTCCAATCATGCGCGAGGCTTCACGATGGGCCTTGGTAGCTTCGAGGGCTGCCTGCTTGGGGGTGAGCTTTTCCCAGCCACGATTTTGCGCGTGTCCAAGAAGCTCGGGATCATAGCCCTCCTGTCCCGCAATCGGGAGCCAGGCATTTGCAGCGGCGGCGGCGGCAGCCGCGGCAGCGGCTCCGGTATCGACACCAGTTGCGACTACTTCGACCATATCGGTTGTCCTTCTAGTTCTTCGGGGGGTTGATCGCCAGACATCAGTTTGGCGAGGTCATCTGGGCTCATGTTCAGCATGCGCTGGATGTAGAGCCAGATTTCTCTGCGGCCGATGAGTACGTCCCGGCGGGCCGGGTCTTCGTTCCATTGGCTTTCGTTGGCACCGCATACACGGGCGAGGTCCTTGAGGGCCGCGCGACCAAACGGTGTATTGAATGTTCCCTTGTAAGTCGACTGACGAAGGCCGACTGCATCCAAAATACGATACCAGTTTTCCTGGCTGAGCATTATTGATCCATCCCTGGCTGTGGCGCTCCGGGGCCCTGCATGAGCCCGCGCTGCGCCGGCATGACACCCGGCTGCGGTTGACCACCGGTCTTAGCGGCAGCTTGCTGCGCCGAGGCCTTGGCCTTGATCAGTTGCGCTGCGCCGGGCGCGGCCTTGATCTGCTGCTCCTGGGCCTGCGACTGCTGACCGGCCTTGATCTTCTGCGCAATCTCTTCCTTGGTCGCCATCCACGGCTCAGGCGAGCCCTGGATGTCGGCCATAGCCGGGATGGCCCGGTCGAAAGCGAACGGGTACATGACGGTAGGATCACCAGTCACGTTGTAGATTTCCTTGGCGACCTCGACGGTGCGCATGTAGCCCGCCACCTGTGCGGCCTTCGAGGCGCGCGACAGGGGACTATCGTACTGGATGTGGACGCCCTTGACGGCACCGCCCTTGATTGCTTCCTGAAGCCGGGGCGGCATAGGTGCCCACATCTTCATGTCCGAACCCAAGTTCATTTCGCGATGAACGATCAGTCCGAGGTAGCCTTCCTGACGGCCGAGGGTCGGCGCGATCAGGATGCCCTTCTCGTTGATGCGTTCGATGATTTCGGTGGCAGTCGTGCCCGAGCGCGGGTCCGCCGCGATGGCGAACAGCTTGATCAGGAAGGCATCGTTGATCAGGTCGATTTCCTGGCCCATCATTTCCTTGGTGAAGGGTGCATCACCAATCGGAACAGTTCCGACGAGGGTCTTGCCATCCGTCGACATGCCGCCCGCGTTCTGCGCGCCCGGCTTCATGTTCATGTTGACGAGGCCGTCGTCAGTCAGAAGCAGGATGGGATCGGCGCGCCGGTGCCCAACCTTGAGGAAGGTCTTCTTCTGCTCGTTGAGGGTCTTCAGAGACGGCAACACCGCCATTGCAATCGAGCGGCCGTTCATTTCACCGGGCGCGTTCAGATACGCGGTCGCGGCGATGGGCAACGTGTTGTAGCCACTCTCTTGCAGTAGGGTGCGGCTGTCCATGTGGATGTAGATGGACGAGTAGGGCTTGCCCTTGTAGTCGAGCCGGCCGGGGTCGTACTCGCTGCTGTCGCGCGGACAAACGCGCTGCAGGAAGATGAACTTCTGCATGGAGTTCGCTTTGAGCGCGGCGGCGAACGTCTCAAGCCCTTTCAGCTTCTCAGCCCAGCCTGGAATAGCCATCGCCTGCTGCGCGGTGTAGCGAATGATGCGAATGAAGCCGTTGACGACGCCCTGGTGATTGTGCTCCAGATAAATCTCGCCAAACGGGACGAAGATGTAGCGGAACGCCTTTTGCCGGGCGATGAAATCGTAGTATTGGTCGATGTAGATGACGCCGTTGCCGAAAGCACCGAGCGAAGTCCAGATCATCTGGTTCTGCGAGACGAAATTCGACAGTGGAGAGTAGCGCGCCTTGAAAAGGCGGCGCGTGGTGTCGTAGAACCACATCCGCGTGTCGCGATCCTTCATCACGTAGTCATCGTCGGCGGCAACTGTGTGCCAAGTCTGATTTTTGGGTGTCAAAAGACTGTCGCAGATGCCCATGAAGCGATCTAGCGCGAGCATGCCGGTCGCATCGACCTGCTGATCGGTCTTTGTGTCGTAGGGAACCGGCACTGACATGAATTGGAAGGTGCCGCGGTGCGACGGCAAGATCAAACCGGCGATGTCCTCGCATTGCATGTTGAGGAACGTGCGGTCAGCCGCCAGCGCATTCAGCCGGCGGATCGTTTCCGCCACCTTCTCGTAATCTGCCTCAGAGGTCGACCCAGTTGCACTAATGCCGGTCGTGAAATTGTCTGCGATGCGCGTTATCCGAGGGCCTGAGAGGTGTTACCGTAGAGTGCCTGTGAACCAGGCGAGAAATACGACAGTGCATTGGGCATTGGCTGCCCGGTTTTCTTCTTCTTGGCCTGCGCCATCAGCGTGGCCTTCAGTTGGTCTTGCACGTTCCCACCTACCGCGGGAGCGCCAAACAATTCAGACGAAGCGGAGAACGGATCAGCCATTGCCATTTAGCCACCATTCCCTTCACCGAAGGCCTCCCACAACGGGGAGCGGGCGGGCTTACGCACTGCAGCCGATTGTCTGGTGGGTGAGGTTGTGAACCTTGATCTGCCGAACAGTCTGCGGCGTATCCTGGGTGCCCGAGTAAGTGATGAACCTACTTGGCGCGCACAGGCTTTGCTTTGCAGTCACGGTTGAACCGGTCGTACACGATGCAAGGCTTGCCGCCAGGAGCAACATCGGGAACACCGCCAATGCCGGGAATTTTCTGTTCTGCTGTAGCACGAGCTTGTTCTCCTAAGGCTAGAGTTGCTTTTGCCGCACTGTCCCAGCGAGCTTGGACTGCGGCGCGACCATGTACGTCACCGCTATGATACACCAAACCGCCCACAACAAGCAAGGCCACACCACCGAGCAAGGTGGACTTGATCCATGAGGGGACACCGAGGAAGAGGCTGAGGATGGTCCCCATTACGCAATTCCCTGCAGACAGAGGTCACGCTCTTTGGTCCTGCGAGCTACCAGGCCGGGGAGCACGCGCCCGCCGGCATGGGTCCACGCCATCACGTCATTGCAGGCGGCGCGGAGATTGCCGGCGTTAATGTCCGCATGTACGCGCGAGCTACAGAAGGCACCGGCACCGATGTTGTAGGTCAGGTCGAGGAAGGCAACGTAGCTCTTGTCTGGTATCTTGGCGGGGTCCTTGATGCACGCCACCATCTGCGTCTCGAACTGCACGAGGCCGGTCTGAAGCATGACCTTGCACTCCGCGGGAGTGTACCTGTCGGTGAACTTGACGCCGCGCGTCTCGCCGTAGCAGACGGTCGCGCTGCCATTACCTGGATCGTGGTAGGGGATCGTGCGCAGGCCCTCGAAGCCGCTGGTCAAGGCGATCGCCAGGGTCATCACCTTGGCGACGTTGCGGAGGCGGCTCTGTACGAACTCGCCATCCTTGGAAACTGCAACGACGACCTTCTCGACCGGGTTGATGAATTTGAGGACGGAGACTGCAGCCTTTGCGGCCACCGGCGTCGCGACTGCGACGGTGCCAACCGCGCTGGCGACGTCGACGACGGTCGCGGCGGTCTCACCCCAGCCAAAGAGCTTCTTGAGCCATGCCCAGAATTTCATTACTCAGCTATCCGATAGGAGAGGAGCTTGAGCTTCTTGCCCATAAGGCCAAGAGGTGTAGGATCGCGATCGGTAGGCGAGCCGAGCGTTGCCGGATCACCGGTAGTGCCGCCGGGGTTCATGCCCAGCATGACTTTCTTGAGGCGGACGAGGGCGTCGGCGGAAAGGGT